CGGTGGCGTCGCTGGTGGTGCCTGGGTGCTATCACCCTGCATGCCTGCTAGCGAAACACCGCGATCCTGGGCGGCCTTGAAGAGAGAGAGGCCGGTCGCCTCTACGCTGTCGCCGTTAACCAGCGCAGCAGCCACTTCTTTTTCAAAGCCAGGCATTGCCAGCGCTTGAATGCCCATGCACCGCTTGCGCTCTGCCTCGGTGGCATCAGCCCGCACTTTCTCGACATCCACGGTGTCAGCGGCGGCGATTTGAATCGTCTTGGGGTCGGTACCGGCTTCGATCGCGGCCTGAAGCTCAGCGGTGGTTTTCACAGTCGTCATCATGACGCTCCTTGTAGTGCTAGTTGGTGACGTTGAGCCCGCAAGTTCGGCAATTAGGCTCTCTAATGAACCGAGGCGGTCGGCCATGCCGGCCTCAACGGCAAGCGCGCCAGTGGCGATACCGCCCTGGCGGAAACGGTCGTTGACTTCTTCGCGTGGAATGTTGCGGTTGCGGGCCACTTTGTCGAGGAACACGGAGGCCAGCTCATCGGTGCGGGTTTGTAGTTGGGCGCGCCCCGCTTCCGTTTCCATATCGGGTCGCTTGTTGGGTGCATTGCTGGAAACAATCTCATAGCTTTTCTCACCGGGCCGGTCTTCTCGCTTACGCAAGCTAAGCACCACGCCCACGCTGCCCAGCTGGGCAGTGTCGTCCACGATCACTTCATCAGCAGCGCTGGCTATCCAGTACATGGCACTGGCGGCTTGCCCGCCTACATAAGCCTTGATTGGCTTGGTGCCACGCGCCTGGTAGATCATCTCGGCCAGTTCGTTAATGCCTGTGGCTTCGCCGCCAGGGCTGTCCGCGTTTAGGGCAATGGCTTTGATCTGCGGATCATCCAGTGCGGTTTGAATATCCGTCGCTAGCACCTGCGTACTGGTGGCACCGCTGATCTCGGTGAAAAGATTCGCATAGCGAAAGATGGGGCCAGTGACAGGAATGACGGCTACGCCATCGCGAACGATGACGTTGCGGGTGTTATCCAGCGAGCGGCCCAAGCGGGCTTCCAGCGCTTGGACGTCGCCCTGACGATCCGCCACCGCCATCAGGCTATCTAGCGCGTCGCCAGTCATCAGCCACGGGCGTGACGCCGCCAGCTCAAAAGCAGTGCGGGGCATAAGCGGCTCCTAAGGGTTAGCAATGAAAAGCCCGCACAATGGCGGGCTAGGTATCTTCGGTTTCGGTGGGCGACTCTTGCACTTTGCCGCCTACATACACAGGAACGCCGTTATCGCGTTTCCACTTGATTTCTCGTGCGCGGTCCTGGGCGATGTCGCCCCAGTCTTCGCCGTGATGCGACATGGTTTCCAGCGTTTCGTTGCTGGTACCGTTGGCGATGCGCTCGGTGGCTGCTCTGGCGTCTACCAGCTCATTTAGTGAGCCCATGGGCTCCCCGATCCAGATCGCGCGCGTATACGCACGGCGTTTGGCGGGGTCGCGGTAACCGGGCAAATTGATCATGCCGCTAGCCACCATCTCATCAACCACCAGGTCATAGGCGGGTTGGCACCATTGCGTCGTCAAATGATGGCGACGCTGCCGAATAAACTTCCATAGCTGATTGAAGGCAGCGCGGGCTGCGGTGTAGCTTGTGCTGAAGTGCATCAGCACCACTTCAGAGGGCTGGTCCAGCGCCGCTCCAATCTGTTTCACCACCGCCACAAAGAACGGGTCGAACTGAGCGTTCGGCCTTGCAGGGTTGATCGGTACCGGTTCAGCGCCTTCCTCTAAATCCCACACCGCGCCTTCACCTAACGCAAGGCTGTCGCCTTCAGGCTCGTGGCTGCGTTCGCTCTGCACCACGGGGCGCGATGGTTTATTAGGGTCGTTGCTCTGTTCATCCCATAGCGTGGCACCGCCCAAGCCCGGGTCATCCTCCTCGTTTCTTTCATGCTTGATGGCCACGGTGAACATGGCGCTGATGACGGCGGCAGTCAGCTCTGCCTGACTGAAGCGCTCCAATTTTTGAAGCGCTTCCAGCACCGGCGCGAGATAAGGCACGCCACGCGTGAGCCCAGGCCGATCTTTTTCGTTCATCAGGTGCAGAATGCGGCGGCGGCCGGTCTCGGCACCAAATACGGGCACCCATTCCCACGTTTGCTTTGTTAAGTAGTCATTTGGGTACCCATCGCACACGCGCACATGGGTTGGCTTTCCCAGCCTACCCACACGAATGCCGTCAATTTCATTGGCAGTATTCAGGTCAGCTAGTGGGTTGCCTACGCGCTCCGCTTCTACCAGCTGCAGCTTAAGCTCAAACAATCCTCCGGGGTGGCGCTCCATAGGCGTGAAACCAAACACATCGCCGCTGACCAGTGCGCTCACAAACGCCAAACGCTGCAAGCTATAGAAATCTAGCGTCGCTTCGGCATCGCATTCAGTGGGGCTTTCAGCCCACAGTCGGAAATGACGTGCCAACTGCTCATTCAGCGCTTTGGTCTGCTCATCATGGCCTAGTAGGTGATTGCGGTAAGCGTCGCGCGAGCGACCAATCAGCGTTTCACGTTCACTGGTTGGCGTATCCTGCCGAGGGCTGCCCATGCCAGGAATCCAGCTCAGCATGCTACGCAGCATGCGGCTGGCCCCCCGGTGCCGGGTTTCGCTGCCTACGTTGGCACGCGATGCGGGCTGGCTAGATTTAAGCTTCTGGACTTCCTCCAGCGCCTGCCTGGCTTGGGCTTCTGCCAGCAACGTTCGCGCACTACCGCTAAACGGTTTCGGTAACCTCATGGCTAAAACCCTATGTAGCGGATGCGGTTACGACCACGGCTATGAGAGGCCGCTCTTTCCTTGGACGCCATGCGCGCGTAATAACGCTCCATGCGTTCCAGTGTGCCGAGATCGGCACGCGTGTATTGTCGATCGCCAAAGCGCCACGACTGCGAGCCCGATAAAATCTTATCGATGGCTTCGCGCACCGCCGCTAGGCGGTCGGTGTACGTTTGCTGTGTCATACGCTTCGATTCCTCATTCGGCGGCTACGGCGTCGCGGCGCTGCCTGCTGTTGTGGCGACGGCTCAGCCGGTGCCTCAAACAGCGTGGTTTGTGTTAGGGCGGCTTCAAGGCGGTCCCATTCGTTCGGTCTCAGCACGTGCGTTCTGCAGCTGCGGGCCGCGTGCAGCGCGTACACCTCGCAGTCCAACGCTTCATTGGGCTTGCCTGCTTTCTTCTGCCAAACACGCTTGCGGGGGTTGCGAGGATGCGGCGCTTTGACTTCCGCAGTGAGCTGTTCCCAGTAGTCAGCGCGAACATCTTCATACCAGTGCATGCGCCCTGGGCCGGTGCCTCTCAGCCTGATGCGTGCGTCGATCAGGTCTTTGGCTTTGTGGGTACCCACAATGAATGGCCGCAAGCCGTACTTGTCCGCTTTGGTGTTTTGCTTGTTGGTGTCGTCAGAGATTTTGGGGCGGCTGAAAATTTCGCGGTTCTCGCTATTCACTGACGCCCCTTTTACGGCCATCACGCCGTGGCGCTGTCGAGCGCGAACGTAGCTGTAAATCGCGTCACTGGTTTGGCCGTCCGAACTGTCCACACCAACGGCAGACACGCGCAGCGTGGCGCCGCTTTCGTGCTCAAAGCCGGTGGTCATTAGGCGGTCAAGTTCGTCGTAAACGGGGTCGGCTTTATCCATGGTGTTGCCATAAAGCTCTCCCCAGTACACCAGCCAGCTCTCTTCACCGCGGCCCCAGGCACGGATGACGACGGCCAAACGGTCGTGCTGAACGTCAACACCTGCTGTTAGCAGCAGCCCGCCACGCGGGATGGTTTTCTCTGCATAGCTTTCAGCGCGATCCCTGAGTTCATCGACCTCTGGCGCATCCCCTTTGAATTCGTAGGAGAGCCCCATCGAGCTATTGGTAAACACGATCAGGTCGCTGTAGTCGCCCTGCTCAGCGGTGTGCTGGGCAGAGAGCCATTTCTCCATGAGCTTGGCAAAGCGAGAATCAGGGAACGTGCTCAGCAGCTCGTTCATGTAATACCCGGCCACACCGCGAAACTCAGCCGTGGCCACCCACTTACCTTTGCGCAGATTGGCGTTTTTCTCCTGGTCGCTCCACTCACTGCCGCAGTGTGGACAGGCGTAGGTGGTTCGCTCAGGGCGAAACGATCCATAGATAGGGTGGCGTTGTTCCGCATCTATCGGGCAAATCAGGTTATCAAAGTTGAGTTCGTGTGCTTCGCCGCAATGGTGGCAAGGCACCAGGCAGCGGCGCTTATCGCTCAGCTGCATCTCGGCTTCGATCGACGACAACCCAGCAATCGTGGGCGTACCGCCGATGATGTATTTTTTGCGGCCACGGCCGTAGGTTTTGCCGCGTTCTTTCAATAGCAGGATCGAATCACCCTGCCCTTTGAGGTTTAGGTTGCAGTCGTCCGGCTCTTCAACGAAGCCGCGAGGGCTTGGCGTGGATTTCACCGATGACGGTGAATTGGAGCCCACCAACTTTAGGAAACCGCCAGGGAAGCGCTTGAACTGCTGTCGTTGCTGTAATTTCCGCGAGCGCAGATCTACCTTGTTGCGCAGGCGAGGCGTAGCCTCCACCATGGGCTCGAATTTCTCAGCCACGTACTCTTTAGCCGCGCCATCTTTAGGGAACAGGCCGATGATGGGCGACGGGTCTATGTCGATCCAGCGGCCAAGGGCGTTGCCGAGCACGCCGGAAGTCCAGGCGACCTGCGCTGATTTCTGACAGCAGACCTCTTCAACATTGGGGTCGTCGATGGCTTCCAACGGGCCACCAGGTAAAGCCAGCGCTGGCGTTACGTGAATGCTGTATTTACCTGGCCGCGCGGTCTCAACCTCACTCATCCACCGGTGTTTGTTGGCCCACTCCAGCGTGCTAATCCGCTCAGGCGGCGCGAAACGCTTAGCCACCGAGCGCACCCAGCGCTTGGCGTTATTACGGAGCTTCCTCCGCATCGCCCTGTTCAGTGTCATCGCTGGATTCATAGTGGCTCAGTGTGCTCAGGCCGTCTTCAATATGACGGCGGATAACAGAAACATCGACCTCTTCGCCCATCACCGCCGTCAACTCTGCGGCCAGGGCGTCAGGCATGTTAAACAGCAGTTCAGCGCGGGCGGCTTCCACCAGCGCTTCGTACTCAATGCCCAGATCGTCAGGCATCACCAGCACGCCATCCTCCTTGAGTATTTCGCGCTCAAGCTGATCACCGCGTAGGCGGTCAAGACGATCTTTAGCCGATTCGCGAGACGTGTCGTTGGCCCTGCCCAAAAGCCATGCCAGCACCGCCGGTACCGAATACTCATTGCTAGCACCGCGACCAGCAGAGACTTCAACGGGCAGGCCCTTTTGCTGCCAGTCGGTCAGCGATCGCTCAGACACCAACAGTAGCTCAGAAAGCGCGCGCTTGTTGAGCGTGGGCGGTAACCCGTTTTCACTCCAACTCGCCAGCGCGCTGCGGCAAACGTTGACAAGTTCGATAGAGTCCACGGCGCTAACCCATTGATCATATTAAAAGTAAGGAAGCCTAAGCACCGCCACAGCTGCGCGAAACCCAGGACTCTGCGTACCCGTGTGGCGCTGAGCCCAGCTGGAAGAACCTAGCGATTTTCACCGGCTGAGCCTGGCTTCAGGAACAGCTCGTGGACAGCGGCGCGGTCTGCATTGGCACGACGGCGGAGCGATTCATAATCGGCAAGCAACTGAAGTAGATCCCGGTTATGTGAAACACGGCGCTCTGGTTCACTGAGAGGCGTCACTAGATGGGCCGGTACTTCGGGCATCACCACCATCGGCACCGTTACCCCCCCGGGGGATGTCGCGCACCCAGTCGCTAACAGCAGCAGGCAGAGGCTGCCCAGCCCAATCGCTAGTCGTCGCATCGTCTCTCTCCAGTTGCCGCGCCGTGTCGCGCATCATGTCTACTAGCTCAGCGTCACGCTGCAGCTGCTCATCACGTGCTGACAGCACCGCGCTCAGCGTGTCGATCTGCTCACGCTGCCAGCGTTGGTGCTCCTGCAGGATCTCCACCTGATCGTGGGCTCGAGCCAACCGGCTCTCGGTCACCGAGAGCTGCAACGCATACTCACGCGCCTGCATGCCCGCATAGACCGTGATGCCCAACAGCCCCGCAATCATCCAGCCTGATAAGTTGCCCATGATGCGCTTGATCATTTCAGCCACCTGCCAACCAGCTTTTCGTAGAGTTCATCCGCACGGGTACCGAACCACTCCGTGCCTTTGAACGCGATGAAGGCACCGATCGATGCCGCCAACCCACCCGGTAGCCCCAGGTAGTGCAGCACCGGGAACAGCCCGAACGTCAGGCAACCGCACAAGATGGCCTCCAACCACGACTGCCGCGCCTTGTTGCCCGCGTGCAGGCCACGAATCAGCGCCACGACGAACGCCAAACCACCGGCATAGATCTGCGGCCAAACCAACGCGATATAGGTCAGCAACTGCTGCCAAAGGTTAGGGTCACGTCCCGGCATGAGAGAGCTCTTTGTCGAATGAATGTCACGCCGCCCGCGCCGCGTCCGCGATCACGCCCGCTACTGCATCCACCAACGCGTTGTACTGCAGCTTGAACTGATACAGGTCGTTCGCGTTAGAAAGGAAAAACAACTCAAAGATGATGCCGCCGCCATCGCTCACGAACGCCAACCGCTCGTAATAACCAGCGTTCTCAGGCTTAGCGCCCCGGTTAGG